CACAGCAAAAGCGTTTAAACAATCGGCAAAAACTGCCAAAAGGAAGTGATCAATGCCTAAAGGAAAAGGAACCTACGGATCTAAAAGAGGACGACCACCAAAGAAAAATAAAAAGAAAAAAATGTAAGTGCTAAAAAAATGGTAGCCCTTACTGATGAACACAAACAAGAAGCTGTTCGCAGGCTAGAAAAAGAATTTGCAAGACGCAATTTCGTTTCACCTGACGGAGAACAACCAGACTTCCTTGATAAAGTTAAGATCCTAGAAAGATCACAACTACATTCAGGGGTGTCTGGTGGTGCCGCACCCTTTCAGAAGTGGCCCTACCTTGTAGATTTAGCTAAAAGCCTTGTGGAAAATAGACTTGTTACAGTATTAAAAGCAAGGCAGTTAGGTTTTTCGTGGACATCAGCAGCATATGCAGCGTGGTTATTAACATTTAGTGAAGGTACAAACGTACTTATGATTTCAAAAGGACAGGCAGAAGCCTTTTCTTTACTTGATAAAGTTAGATTTATACTTAAAAATCTTCCAAAAGATTGGCAGTCTTCTTTATCTCCTGACTCAAGATCGGAAATAGGAATACCGTCAAGGGATTCTAAAGTTGTTGCCCTCCCTTCAACAGAAGATGCAGGTCGTTCAGAAACTGCATCCGTTGTCATACAAGACGAAGCAGACTTTCATGAATATCACGCAGCTAATTACGCTGCCGTAAAACCAACAATTGACGCAGGTGGACAGATGATTATGGGTTCCACCTCAAACAAAAGAAACATGAGTTCCCTGTTTAAAGAAATATACAGGGCATCAGGTGACACAGCAGAAGAAGGGAATGGATGGACTAAAGTCTTTATTCCTTGGAGCGCTAGACCCGAACGAACAGAAAAATGGTACGAAGGTGTCAGAGCCACAGTCCCTACATCTGATTTGAGCGGTATGTCACCAGAACAATTTATGGAACAAGAATATCCCGGTGACGAAAAAGAAGCCTTGTCACCCCCTAGAGCGCAATCTATTTTTGATCGGGATATCATTACTGGCATGGCTGATGATTGTATATCACCTCTACGAACCATCGGTCCTGCCAGTATTTACAAAGAACCGAGAGCCGCTAGAAGATATGTTGCAGGTACAGACGTAGCTTCAGGTGTAGGTATGGACTACTCCGTAACCGTAGTTGTAGATGTTAACTCCGGATATGTAGTAGCAGATCTTGTGACAAACACAATCCAACCAGAGGATTTTTCCGTAGCTTCTATGAAACTATTAGAACTCTACAATAATCCCGATTGGGCTATCGAAAATAACTTTTCAGATACAGTTTTGACAATTGCACGAGATGAAAACTACCCGAAACTCTACAGACGCAGAGTAGGTAGAGGTAAAAATGTCAGAAAAGAATACGGTTGGCGTACAGACCGTATGAGCAGACAACAACTCTTCGATGAACTTAGAGCATCTTTTAACGCAGGACACTTAACGATTCCCAATAAACAGGGACTCGATGAATTTTCTACAATAATAGCTGCACCTGGTGAAAAACCACAAGCAATGGGTGGCGCTCATGACGATTATGTCATGGCACTCGGCATTGCACTAATGGTTAAAAACGAAAGAGGAATTAAAAACCACGCAAAAATAATTAGAATGCCCGCATTTGCCTAAATATTAAAAGGATGAACTATGGCTGACTTGAGAGAGAGACCGGATGAAGAAATAATAAATAGGTTCCATTCAAAGATGGGGGAACTGTGGTCAAATGCGCACGAAGAATTTCGTGATAATGACGCATACTATCAAAGAAAATTTAAAGTGTGGTCAAATACCTATCAGGGTAGACCCGTATTTTATGACTCAACCCCAACACACTTGGTTGACCACGCAGTTGCAACACTTATGTCGTTCTCTCCACGCATACACAGAGAACCCGTAGGCGAAACAGAACAACATAAACAAGACGCAACTAAACTTGAACACGGTTTAAAATCAATTATGGATGACGCAGCTTTACACGAACCTACAATTCCGTGGAAGGTATGCGCACAATATCTTGTGGCTCATGGATACGCAGTAGTTGAAGCTCCTGTTTTAGTAGGGTTAGGTGACAGACCAACAGAACCTGTCGAATCAGACTTTGATGACGAGCAAGCGTTCGAGACAGCAAAAACTATTTACCGTGCAAACAGGAAATCGTTTAACCCTGTCAGAATTAGAGTTCCACATCCGTCTACAGTTTTAATGAATCCTAGAGAAAAAGTACCAACTGTAGCTATAAAAGCGTCAAAAATGACAGCTCAAGAACTACACGAACAGTCAATTACAAAGAAAAGAAAACAACGCAGAAAATACGCAGAAATATTTGACATGGGAAATAAAGACCCATGGGACGAAGTAGAAGTATGGGACTATTGGACTCCGTACTGGCACGTTAAACTTGTCGCAAATTCATCGCCGTCATATAACTCGTCTCCAACAGCAAGAGCCGCAACACCAATATGGATGGAGCGAAACACATGGGGCTTTGTTCCATTTGTACACTCATTTGCAGGTTGGGGTATGGATATGGCAGATACGGGTGGCGACCCTAAGAACTTTGCTCAAGGTATATTGGGACCTAACAAAGAAACAATTAGAAAAAGAACTCAGGAAATATCTGCGTTCCATCAGATACTTTTAAGATTNGCATATGCACCAATGGGAACATCCCGTGACCCNATAACATTGGCACAGGCAATATCAAATGAAGGTATATTGGAAGGAGATCCACAGGACTTTTGGGTAATGAATACCCCAGACGTACCCGGATGGGCGTTACAACTTAGAAGTCAGACTGATTCCACACTTGAAATGGGTACATACTCCTCCGCACTAGCAGGGGTACGACAGGCAGGTGTTACAACCGTAGGTCAACAGGCAATATTAAATACAGCCGGTATGAGAATCTTTTCAGGTGTCGCACTTCAAAGAGAACACATGGCATCTATTGTCGGTTCAAGAATATTACAACTTGTAGATAGCGTATCTGAACTTGCAGGAGGGATAGGGGCAAACGGAAAAACACTAAACAGAAGCACCATCCATAACGTCTACGGTATACAAGTAGCATTCCCTCACGGAGAACCTGTCATGGAATTACAGCAACGTCAGATGGCTATGAGCGAATACGGCGCAGGGTTGATAGACCCAATGACATATTACGAGACCGCAGGATACGAAAACGGTACCGAAATAAAACAGAGATTAATAGAAGAGTCAGTTAGGAACCTTCCTTCTGTAAGAGAAAAGATTGAAACTCTTGTAGCACAACAAATGGGACTTGTAGATTCAGAAAACCAAGCTGCCGCCGGACAAGAGATTGCAGCTAGGCAACAAGCTATGGGTCCACAAATACCAGGAGTTCCTCCCGGAGCCGGTATGGGCGGAGGAATGGCAGGACCGCCACCCGGAGGAGCAGCTCCCGCTGATTTGAACGCACCTTTAACGCCAGATACATTTAAACCGGAGAGAATAGACCTTGGCAGATGAAAATCCAATAACAAAAGCTATATTTCAAATAACGCAAGAATATCAGCGGCTTAAAAAAGACGCTCCTAAAAAACAAGCTCCAAAGATAAAGGCTAAAAGAGCGCCTGGAGTTGATCCGATAAAAAGGATACTTGAAGAAAGGGGTATAAACGTAAAAAGGTTGAGGAAGCCAAGATGACAACACAGGGAGGATTTTCATATATTACACCGGAAGAAATAAAAGAAGGGACAAAGGGTTTGATACTTTCGATTTATTTGCATATTATGCTTACGGTTATGCGCCAGTACTTGCAGAACAAATAAGAACTTTAAATGCTTGGTATTCGGGAACTACCGCTGAATTTGAAACACCATCAGGGCAATTCGCAAATGCCATGGGTAACATAGAAACTTTGGGAGTTGGTGCTAGTAGCCAAAAAACTAGATTGACTCAAGTTGCCGAGAATTTTTCCGAAGAAGATGCATCAGATTTGATTATCGAAATTTCCAAGAATATTATATCCGATCCATATATTGATTTGACTGATGTTACGGTGGATGAAGTAGTTGTTTATGTAGGAGAAAATTTATTTAAAGATTGGAATTTTGATTTAGGTGAACTAAACGAAGAGACGGGTCAATGGACAAAAAAGATTTCTGATAGAAATGTTATTCCAGCAGAAAAATTGTCAGTAACAAAAGGTCCTGAGTGGCACGATATAGCATTATCGAAAATTAATATTAAAACCGATGAAAGCCTAAGAGATCCAAGCACTCTCTTAATGGAAGACAAACTGATAATTGCTCTTGATTCATTGGTTGAAGATGGCGTTCTTGGCGTTGACGCAGTTGTTATCAGGCGAATGATGCTCGAACCAAATGCTTCAAATGAAGACCTCGGTATTAGTGAAAATGATAGATTAAGGCTAGAAAAAACTCTTGCTGGTACAGATGAAGTGCCGGGCGTTGTAGATATATTTAAAACAAGTGTACATGCGGCAGAAATAGATTTTACTAAAACTGAAGGTAAAGGAAATTTTGGACCATGGTTTACAGCTAAAGTAGATAAGAATCCTGTTGTATATTTTGGAAACATAGTAAAAGCACCAAAATTAGGTGACATTGATTATAGGGAGTTTAATATACAAGGTGTGTCTGACGATCCCGGCAATGCTTTTAAAGATGTAATTAATGATTGGATAGACGAAACAGAAGATGGAAACTCTAATGGAGAAGGTTTAACCGGCGCTGCAAAAAAAGCAACCATGGAAACAAATCGAGAAATAATAAAACAAGCCCAAAAGGCTTTAAAGGGTTATGTAGATTCTGAGGGAAATATTTTAGATAATGTAAAAAATGCGGCATTAGGTTCGGGAACAACTCCTGAAGTGTATGTAGCACAAATAGTGTACGATCAAGTTGCAAGTAATTTTGTTGAAGATGAAAATGGAGTAACTAAATACGAGGAAACTCGTTCAGATAAAAAAGCTGTTTTTGATGCCGCAGCACTTTCCGGGAATGTTTCTGCACAAAATAAGGCTTTAGAAACTTTGCTCAGAGAAGACGATAGTTTTTGGATTGTAAACGAAACGGGAGCTGCAGTTGCAATTACAAGCGCAAATGTTAGCGAACAGGCGTGGCTTAACTGGAGACATTACTATTTAAACAACGGCCCTGAAGCTACTAAGGCTTTTGTTAAACCACAATTGCAAGAAGCAGTTGATTCCTATAGA